TCAGCAACCTTACACACCACATCGTGACATTCAAGGCTGGTTAGCTTACGTCCCTCTGCCTTGCGGAAGACATCAACACAGAAGTGGAACAAGTCCTCCAAGGGTTGCGCCCCTGACGCTCGGCCACCAAATGTCTCTAGTCTTGCACCTGCGGGTCGTACCTTTGACATATCCCAGTTAGGTATCTTACCTGCGTACAGCATAGCGATAAGCTCACGGAAGGCACTGGCCCATCCTATCTTACTGTCACCTACTACAATGGTAGTGTCAGTCGGGTGGAATGACTCAGCGATTACTGGTAACTTAGTAATGAAGTTACGCTCTACGCTGAACCCTACACCTGTACCACACATAAGGACGTACATCAGCTCATCAAAGCTACGTGGTGAATCAATTGCAAGGTAAGAACAGTTGAACCCTGCTACGTTATCCTTGTCAAGTGCTACACCTGCTGTCATTAAGCAGCGCATTGATGGCATTACTTCTAAGTCGTGAATAGCTTTAAACAGCTTCTTAGCGGTCTTCTTGTCTATCTGCCCACGGTTAGACCAGAAGTCTACGTAACGTTGTACGGTCTCTTCCCATGTCTCTCTACGGCCTTCCTCTGCCATCCAACGTGCATATCTACTTTTATGTATAAATTGTTGATACTGATTCATTATTCTATATATCCTTAAATGTAATTGCTTTGAAGCATTGTAAGTAAAAGTCTTTTATATCATCTCTCTCTTGCCAGAGAATTAAAGCTGGAACATAGACCGGTGAGATAATTAAATGTAGAATACCGAGACCAAAGTATTTAAGTTTCTTTTGCATTACTATTCCTTTTGCGCCTAGAATAAACTGTCAGTGACAAGCTAAAACATAGCCATTGCAACCCTATGTCTGTATTTTCCCAAGGCTTAAACCTACCGCCATTTGTAAAAGGGTTAGGCAGCCAAAACCACCAGTTGCGGCCAAAACGCGGCCTGCTTTTAGCGTCTAGCTCCCACTGTTCAAACTCAACGCCTTTACTGCTGCCAGCAACAATTAGGTTTATAAATATGTAATCGGTAATCTGCATTACTATTCCTCCATATCAAATTCAAATGCTTCATCAAAGCCATTCATTATGTATTCAGCAATGCAGTTTGTTATTGTATATTCATCAGGGGTATCGGTATGCTTGTGCGCCCTATGATAACCTGCATATGTACCTTGCTCGACTATCTGCTCTACGAGTTTATAAATTTTAACTTTCATTGCGATACTCCAGTTCATCTTGCATAACTTTGTACATAGCTGGACGCGGCAACCACCTCTGCCCGTCGAAACAGGCTTGTAAATGCTCTGTCTCCATGTCAGCAATTGCTACATACTTCAAAGGTTGGTCACCCTGCTTACCATAAGTGCCCCATTTGGCATGCAGCCTTATCACTTCGTGGGGGTAGTCGGTATAAATAGTTAGCAAGTGTTCGTCACCATTAGCAGAACATCTAACATAATCTAAACCACCATCTAACATGTACTCTTTGCCGTTGGCATCCGTATGGGTCACATAGTCATGGCGGTAATGAGACTCAAGTATTGTCCCATCAGGTGTCCGCATTCTACTGTTCAATATATCAAGCATTTGGTTTACCTATTGTACATTTTAAGGTGTATTGCACCGTATATTGCGTTGTTCACTCAGTGGCAGCATCAGTTCTTTTACCAGTTCAGCTATTGCTAGCTTTTCTTTCTTCTCCTTCTCTCTTTGTAATAATTCTGAACCACACACAGGGTTCTTCTCTACCTGTTTCTTCTTCAAACTTGTAAGCACTAGAGTCAAAGTTAAGCCAATATGCATATTTCTTTCCCCAGCCAGATGCTGCACTCTCCAACCACTTTGCTTTGTCTAGCGAATATGTTGCGGCGTCTCGTAAAAATTCTTCGTAAGCGTCTTCAGGCGTATAAAGTTCTACAGCTACTGACTTCCAAAACTCTAACTCATCGAACAACTGCTCGTTTTCAGCAATCAACTTTTTAAGAGTGTCCATCTTCTAATTCCTCTTCTCTACCTGTCTTCATTTGGTTTACCTATTGTACATTTTAAGGTGTATTACACCGTATATTCGGCATTTTTTAAACTAAAGCGCCCTTTTGCGCGTACAGGTGGGCAGTCCTGCGTCTCCCGTTAAACGGTACGCTTCTTACTACTGCTAGCGGTTAGAAGGGAATATCTTCATCAATTGCAGCAGCTTGTGGGGCTGATGCGGCAGCTTGAGGGCCATCAGTGTAGAAGATCTTCACATTACCCAAGATTGGTGTCTGGGTCTTTGCTTCACGCTCTTCTGCGGTCAGGCTCTGGCTGATAAAGCCATTGTTTTCGTACTGGTCTAGCTCATCACTGACAAACGTAGTCAAATCCAAGTAAGTACCCTTTGCACCCTGATATAAGCGGCTCTTGTCGATCTTTGTAACGTCAATTCGTACTGAAATACCTAACTTCATGCTAATTCCTCACACTCTTGGTTAATTATATTGACCGCTTTCACGATCTCATCGTACATTTTACTACAAAACTCTTCATCGTACTCAACTGTCACCAGTACAGGCTCCATCTCAGGATGATATGCTAGGAAATCCCACGTTTTAGCTTCCGTTATCATCATGCAGCCCTGGATCTGCTGCCAGTATTGCTTAACGCCTTTCATGGGCTTTTCAATGTAGCCTAGCATAGTGCTTTCTGCTGGGCATTTTATCTCTAAACCTGAAACAATTTCGTTATCGCACATTATTAGCCCATCAGGACTGGCTCCAAACTCTTCACTGTCATCGAGGATAAAACCAGCCTCAACTACAGTGTTACCAGTCATCAGCTCATAGTATTCACGCGCCTCTGGCTCAAGCTCATTACCTCTTGCCATATGCTCAGACTGAAAATGCGGAGTAGGCTCACCAGATAAACGCTCAATGACTAGCTGCTCAATGTATTTACCAGCAGAGCCTGAAGGTTTACCTGAAGTAGTGATCAACTTACTGAACTGCGAGGCTGACGGCCTACCGATCCTACTGCCAAGCCACCCATCACTCCCCTGAACATGCGATAATATCTGCATCGCCATCACCTCTTGATCTAGGCTTAGGTCTGACAGGATAAAGCTCACAATTCGGCGAACTACAGTCCTCTACCTGCTTTAACCAAGTGCCTGGGGCCAGACTATCGTAGATACAACCCTTACAATAGTCATTAATGGCCTTCCTCAAGCTCACTTAATCTTCGCCTTTAGTGCAGCAACAGCTTTGGGGTAATGAATTGCTAGCATTTCGTCTACACTGCTGGCTTTAAAGAACCCCAAGAACTTAGTAACGTCACCATTAGCCTGTTCAAGCAAGTCTTTAATGTCTTCAGCCTGTGCTGGAGTCAAAACCTCAGTCTTAGCAGCTTCTGGCAAGTCTTCACCAGCATAAATGTACAAGCCTAGACCGTGCATGGCAATACACTTGACTAAACACCTGATTCTAGCGTCAGATATGTCTCTGCTAGTTGGTGTCACTATGCTTTTGTTTCGGTTATCCATGACTGGTAGCCACATGGAATGCCTTTTACCCTCAACTGTTACGGCAACTGATACTTCAACCGTATCATTTGGCAGTGACTCTGGCTGAAAATACTCAAAAGTGCTTTCAGGGTAGTGCTCATTCAAGGTTTGCCACGCCCATGCCCAACTGAGATAAGATAGCTGCCCTTTTTTTGCTATGTGAGCACTGCAATCAATAGCCGATAATGTGGCCCATACGCTTTTACTTGTCATTAGTTAAATTCTCCTGCTGATTTCATTTGCTCGAATACATATCTTGCACCGTATCCAATGTAATACGCCTCAGTTTCATCACTGGGCGCTTCATTTCCTACCTTACAGTCCATATCCCCACGATCAATATCGTTAAGATAAGTTGAAGTTTCTAAATTCATATTAACCCCACCTGGCTTGATAGCCTTCCAGAACTTTATTTACTAAACGGTCGTTTTCTTTAGCTGCCGCTATGTCACGTTGAATTTCGTATTCAGACATTGGCTCATAGATAGGCTGGGTGTGGCGCATTGCTACACGGTTCTCATATGCCTCTTCGGACTCGTCATGCGGTCGTCCAAACAATGACATACTTAAAGCATTGCAGAAATCAAAGTCACCAGTTCTTGCAGGGTCTTCATCTTGATAAGTCATGTTGCTCTCCTGTTGTTGAGGTGTTTATTTTACACACTTCTCGCAAGTAGTCAATTGTTCTATTGCAATTAATTTAACAAAGGGCTATGATGCAACTTCACTTACTAAGGAACTATCATGGATATTAACAAATCACTTAAATTCTTTATGGAACGCGACCAGATGTCATCAGTTGAGCTGTCAAGAATCTCCAAAATCAATCCTTCTACTATTAGCTTGATCAGAAATAAGCATAGATCACCGCGAGCTAGTACCCTTTTAACCTTTGCTGCAACCTTTAACGTAGAAGTCAGCGAGTTTATTGCGGCGGGTGAGTAATGAATAGCAAAGGGTATTACGCCATCATTCCTGCAAGCGTCCGCTATGACGTACGTTTAACGGCTAACGCTAAACTTTTATATGGGGAAATCACTGCTCTGTGCAACGATAAAGGTTACTGCTGGGCGCGTAATGCCTATTTTGCTGATCTTTATGGCAAGACAGAGACTTCAGTTAGCCAGTGGATCAGTTCACTGGTCGATTGTGGGTACATCACAAGACAACTACAGTACAAAGAAGGCACTAAGCAGATCCAAGCCAGGTACTTGAAGTTGGTCGATAACCCTATGCAAGAAATCTTACCCACCTCCCCAAGAAAACTTAATGAGGGTAGCCAAGAAAACTTAATACCCTCCCCAAGAAAACTTAATGACCCTACCCAAGAAAACTTAATAGTTAATACTACATCTAATACTACATCTAATATTACAGATAATAGGGGGGAAACAAGTTCCCCAGCTCTCGAAGAAGAAGTTGAACATGAAGTAGTAGTTATTGACGAACCAGAGGATAAGCCGGTTAAGCGTTTTGTCCCGCCAACTCTGGATGAGGTCATTGAATACTGCAACAGGAAAGGTTCTGGAATAGATCCTTCTGTCTTCTGGCATCACTACGAGGCTAATGGCTGGAGAATTGGAAAGAACAAGATGATCTCTTGGCCAAAGACTATTGGGTCTTGGGGTGCTAGAGAGAAGTCAAATAAGACTGCAAAGAAAGAAACTAAAACTGATTCAATTAGAGATCAGTCTATACACCAACAATTAACCGATACATCATGGGCAGATTAGCCCGATAAAGGAGAAACAACAATGGCAAAAAGACTTACACCAAGCGGCAAACGAATGTTTTTGTATGAAGGCAACAACCATAAAGCTTTAACTTCAGGGTTTTTTTACTGCATGGCCGACTTTGCAGACGCAATTTCAATTAGCCCGCAAACAATTCAAAGTAGATTTAAACACCGAGGCGTTACTCGGGTAGTAAGAGACTGCGATTTGTTTCCAGTCCGAGCCTTAACTAGCCGGTGTCGAATGATTCAATATCAGGGTGAGCATAAAGACCTGGTGTCTGGCCAGAGCTACAGTTATGTTCAACTGGGCAAGGCATTTGGTATAAGCGAAAAGTTAATCCGAGAAAGAATGAGAGGAAGCCGAGTGTTTATTAATGACATGGCTTTGACAACCCCAGGTGTTCAGCAAATAGTAAGATGCGAAACACGATCATCCAAAGTAATGAATGAATGGTTAAGAAGGAAATTAGTATGACAGAAGTTACCCA